CCTACTCATCTGCGGGTATCTCAGAAAAGGTATTTGAGATCGATACCCCCAACACCATTCAAAATGATAGTGTCCCCTGTTTCAAAGGTATGGTCTACACCCGTAGTGACTACCCCCGGATTGGCTTGAGTGATAGCCGTAATAGCTTTCCCAGTACCCCCAGTTAAAAAAGGTCCTGAGGTAAATGTAGGAGTTACAAGGGTCCATGCGGTATGGTCCGTACGGGTAAGCTTACGGGGTAGATAGAGAGGGTGAGTTATGTACATCACCTCCGCATCTTGGTCTACCTTTAAGGCAAACAAATCATTAGCCTCTGTGTAGGGAGTATCGATCTCAAATACCTTTTCTGAGATACCCGCAGATGAGTAGGCCGTAAAACTTGTGGTATCAATATTATTGCCATCCACATCCGTTATCTCGAAAGTGGTAGTAGTTAAGACATTGATTAGGAAGAAGTCGCCATTCACTTCTGTCATGCCAATGACTTCGTTTAACCCCACTTCATCGCCAGTGGTGTAGCCATGGACGGCACTAGTAGTGACTACCCCTGGATTGGCCTGGGTAATATTAGTAATGACCGCAGCAGTTTCTAGGATAATGCCATTGTTCCTATAGAACCTTAACTTTTGATCCGTGAATTCCAATTGATAAGACTGCTCATCTGTGAAGTCAAATGAGATTAAATTAAAGTCTTGGTGGAGCCTAGAGTGAAATACGAAGTTAAACCCAGGCCTATACTCTACTGGCCCTTGGGCCTGAAGTATAAAATTATCTAATCGGCTACATCCATTATTATAAACCTCAAGCTCGCTGCGCCCCGCCATCTTGTCAGATAGGAGCCCAGACGAGAAGTTTTGTTTAACAATCTCTTGTTCAGCCATTAATCAAAAATCGTAAACGGACTGGCCACATTGCCACTCTGTCCCCTACGGCGCGCTTGTATAAACTTGCTACGCTGGATTCTGCGAGGGGGTCTTTCCTGGCCATCGATCGCTTTGGCCACCGCTAACTTTTCGTTTATCTGTCTTTCAGTGAGAGCGATAACTCTCGGGGCAGATTTATACTGAATATGTAGCGCTAACTTGATTTCCAGTACCAATACTTCAATCGCTAAGGGATCCCATTTGAGGATATTCTCTTGGTCGAAAATGTAACGTATGTTTAACACAGTAGACGAAGTGCTAGTGGTGTTGGTTAAGAACTGCCCATTTTCTATTTCGTATTCCTTACCCTCAATAAAACCATCCGAGACAGGGACCCCTAAATCCGTATGGCGAGTAAGGTACCTAACAAAATCAGAAGGCAAGTCGTATGCCGATTGGAAGCCAAATAAAGGCTTGGTGGCGTTTACCGCTAACTGGGCTCTTTTAATGCCAAAGTTCCAAGGGTGGCTCCTAAGCACAGACCTACGAGCTTGTGGGAAAACCTTTTTACAAAGCTTTTCTGTATCAGTAGTAGGGGTCTCTATATTAGTAACAAAATCTTGATTAAGACCTAACAACGCGAGGTTGCAGATATCGACCGGATCTTGAGGTGCTGGTAAAGCCATAATCCCCTCCTATATAAGCGGGAGAGCCGAAGCCCTCCCTCTAGCATTTGTTAACCTTGTACGAACTTGATATAACCACTGAGTGTACCTGTGGTAGAACCGACAGTAACAGCCGTGATGGCAATATCATATCCCTTACCATTTTTGGTTTCGAGAGTATCGCCAGCGTTCTCATAGATACGCTTTTGAACATTCTCGATAGCGATGTTAGTTAGACCATTGACGAAACTAGCGCGGGTATTACCTGCGTTAATATCTTCACCATCCAAGTACACATCCCTATCAATAACAGGGCCAACTACTCCATCTTCGCCTGTAGTTTCGTACAGGCCAATATCGTAATCAGTAGCACCAGTTATCGCATCGTTAAACAATGTGATTTCGGTGATAATGAGATCCGATTGGATATCTTTAGCGATACGATAGACAGATAAGTCATCATCCGCAGCTAGCACTTCAAAGTTAAAGATCAACGTGGTATCTTTATTTCCAGTAATAAATGCCGCTGAAGTAAGCTTACCGTTAGCAACATCAGCATCGACATATTTATTTTCTACAGCCATTTTAGCTTACCTTTCTATTAAACAGTTGTTTGAACTTTTTGCATGAGCACACCCTCAGTACGCACAGCACCCCATTGTCCAACAATCTGGACCTGGGAAGTTTCAATGAAATCGGGACGATCCTTGATAGTAATGGACATGTCTTTAGACAAACCATAACAAAGAGCCCGACCAGTTAAGGCCACACAATCGCGGGTAGTAGAGATAACATTGAGGATAGGAGTATTAACATCTGCACCGTAAACAATGAAGTTGATACCTACACCCCTAGAGATACGGCCATCATCAACAACCATATTCCGTGTGAAGTCACCACTAGTCAATTCAATTTCTTTCATCAACGCTTCTTCTTCGGTACCTGTAAAGAGGAAGTTCATGGTTTCACCGTCATCGTTACCGACTTCGTTATTGGTCCAATTCTTACGAATCTCTAGGAGTTTTTCGTAAGTGAGACCCGCAGTAGCGTTGACCGTCAATCCACCATCATTGGCGAATGTGACCGTATTTTCGAAATCACGACCTGTTTGCACATCAGCAAAAGAAGCCTCAACACCTACACGGTCCCAAGTTCTATTCATGGCTTTCATGACTGCGCCTGAATACTCTTCTTGAGGATTCAACAAGACACCACGGGTATCCGAAGCATCAATAGGCAAAGTGACCTCAAAACGACGACGACGAATTTTACGCCTGTTATGCGAAATTTCACTGAAAACTGTTGGTGAAATACGGCCCGCTACTTCACGCGATTCAACATCGCCCAAACCATCATATGCATAAATATCGCCAGTCATCATCTTAATAATGACGTGAGGACGCAATCTTGACGGATTTTGTTGTGCTTTGATATGTAATCTATCACTGAACTGTGTGATTAGATTAGCATCAATTGATCCACTAGACATACTAGTTCCTTTCTAATTAATTTACAAAACCTTTACATTCGGTCACGTAAACCATCAAAAGGGGAGCTGACGGGCGCTTTCCTGCTCATTCGCGGATTGAGTACCGGGTGGGCTACCACCATTTTCCAGGCCCGAAAGTCGGGTTATCTGGATTTCATACTATGTATAGTATACCTTATACCACACTAAGTCAAGTGCCATATAATTCCCGCACTCGGGCCGCTACTGCTTTATGGCCTGGGTGGAGCATATTCTCGTATTCTGGGGATGCCATCAATCTAGACCCCTCAGCTCTCTTTTCCTCTGGGGTCATAGCACCAGAAACGCTAGCTCCATCTGTGCGGGGTAGGTCGTCGGCGTTGATATACTTCGATTGAATCTTATCCAAACCCGCAGCTAAAGCCAGTAATTGCTTATTGGGGAGTTTATCGAATACCTCTTTAAGAGATTCTGGTAAATCGGCTTGCATTTCAGTTAGTAAGCCTTTAGCAATTTTTAAGGCTTCTTCCTCTCTATCGCCAAAAACCTCCTTAGATATCTTACTGAATTCCTCATCACTAACCGCAGAATCCGGGGAGAAGCTTTCCATAAGGTCAATAAGGGATTCATTAAAGCCACCTGCTTGGCGCTGAGAGATGTCATGTTTTAAATAAATATCTCTGAGACCCTTTTGGAATTCTTCCATCGCAGGAGTAGGAGCTTCTAGTTCGTAGCCCTCCCCTTTTTCAGGAACGCCGAAAGCTTTATTAAACTCGCCCCATTGCTCATCGGTAGCATCAGCCTGAGGGATGCCCCCTACACGCTTACCCATCTCGCTTTTAAGGTCTCCAGTCATCTTAAATAGACTTGGGATATCCTTAACATCCTGCACCCAAGGAGCATCCTTATAATCCGCAGGGACAATGTCCGCGAATACGGGAGCTGTTGGTTCTGAGGGTAAATCGGTGAAAGGTACCTCTCCTGCTACGCCTGTGATTTCTGTGCTTGTTGATACTTCGTCCGTCATGTTAGTTCCTTTATTCTAGTGGATTCTCCACGTCTCTTAATGTGTCCGGTTTAACTTTGGATCTTAACCAAAGGTAGTGCTTATGTAGGGCGGCGTTTATTAACATGCCATCTTTATCCACTCCATGTTGAGTAGTTAGGATGGTGCTACTTTGGTGATAGCATTTAATCATTATCTGGGTTAGCACTTTCTTTCCGTCGGGTGTACTAAAGACCCTATCGAAAAGCTGTGCTTCCTCTTTCGTTTTTATCGCTAGGGCTTTCGCTTTAGCTACTGCTGCTTCCCTTTGTTCTTGGGTTAGCATTCGGTCTGTTGTTTTACCCATTACTCTGCCTCTCTCGGTTTCTCTGTTGGTACTAAGCCTGATTGCCCCACGTTTCTCATGTTCTCAGCCATAGCGCCTTGCTCTTCTTGTTCTGCTATGTCTTCATCCACAACGTTTCTATCCGCTCTTGTCTTAAGGATTTCAACTTCGCTAAATGACATCTCAGAGGGTGCTCCAACAATATCCCTATAAAGGGCGAGTGTCTCGTCACCATTGATCCCATCGATAACCTCTGGCTTACCAATTTCAACTAACTTACCTGCGACCTCTAGGGTCTGGATAATGCCTTCGGCTTCTTCGGATTGCATGACCCGCATAGCTGGGGTGAAGTAACGCAAATCGAATACGTCTTCTCCATCGGCCATTAACTTAGCTATTGTTTCTGGGATGATCCTTTGCCCAGGTTGCAGTCCACCTTCTTGTTCATCCGCTTGCTTTTGCGTGAGCCCTAACTCACCCGCTTCTAGTAGGGCTGCAAATGTACGCTCAATAGCTGGGGTGAAGTAGGAGGATATTTGTCTACGGTAAATAGATCCTAAGGAAGCCCCGCGCATACGGTCACGGATATTAACTTCCCCTAGTGTCATCCTTGTTTCGTTATTAAAGTCTAACAACCTATCGATAAGGAAATGGTTAGCTATAGATTCCCCTAAGTGTTGGATGAGGTTAAGTATCTGATCAAACCTATCAATAGTAAATAGTGGAAATATAGGGGCCCGCTCTTTGGCTTGGTCAGAAGGGTTAAAGACATTTATTGCCCCAGCAGAAGTATCAATCTCACCGCCACCTAATACGCCATCTGAATAAACGCCAAGAGGTGGATCGAGGCTTTTCTCTACCCCAACCATGTACGCTTCCATAACTGTATTAGCCATTTGGATATCTGGTAATGCATCCATTCCTAACGATCTACCTTGCACTTCGTCAAGAAGTTTAATAAGTCTACCTACAAGAATAGGTAATTCCTCGAAACCACTTTCTCTAATAAGGTGTTTACTTTCTATCTCAATAGTAAGCGATGACCAAGGCATGTTCTTAGCGTTCGCTTTATCTTGCATCCTAGAGATACGGGGCTCGATAGCTAGGAGAACTTCGCGCTGGGTATCAAACTTACCTTCTTCGAATTCCTTCCTTGTCTTCTCAGATACATTCTCTAGCCCATAGGATTTAACTATTTCGCTAGTAGAGAGTTTACGCACTATATAAATCGTATCGACCTGCTTGTCTGCACCTTCAGCAATATACATATGCTTAACGCCCCAAGCGATGTACTTGAGAATAGTCTTTTTATCTTTCTTAAACTCTACGCCGGAGGTACCCAATACTACTTGGTCGAGCATGTACTCATCTGTAGCAATCCCAAATCCTGCCTTAGGATCGTCCATCGTCCTAAGAACCCGCTTATCCGCGAACTCGTAATATTCCTTTTCGGCTTTCGTCCCCTTCAGCTTATCAGGTGGAAAGAACTTAATACGCCCTTTAGTGTTGGGCCATAAGTCTGAAATGAGAATAGAGGAAGCGGTCTTAGCAGACCTAGGACCCACAGAATCGAATATCTCTCTAGTTAGGAATTCACCTACAGTATGCTCTGTTTGGAATTCCTGTTTGAGCATATGGATAAATTCACCAAGTAATTGATACTGGTCGTTCCATGGTTCTCTACGGGCCTTTAATTGGCCTAGTCGAGTAATGGCATTTTTGATCATGCCTTCTTGACCCTTAACATTAGGGTCTATACTAGGGGTATTCTGAGCTACTTGTATTGGCATTTTATTCCCCTTTTATGTTGTAAGTCGTCTACGCCCTATGGTGGGCTCACCTAGTTTCCCGCGCTGCGCGGAACCCGTGGTAGCACCAAACTGAGTACGGATAGCACCTAAGCGGTCCTTCTGGTCTTTCCTACGGGCGGCTGCGGCTTCACTTGTATCTGCACCAGCTATCCTCTTTTTACGACGATCCGCCTTTTGTGTGGCTCTACGTTCTTTGCCCTCGCTGATTCCTAGCTTAACTACAAAATCCGAAAAATCGAAACTATCTCCAAAAGCCATATCTTACCCCCTTACCGTTTAGACCTTAGTTTGCCCTTATTATACGCTTTATCCTTGCGAATTCTCCTAAGAGTTTTTAAGGAACTAGGGCCTGGGTCTTTTTTCTTGATAGTGGTGGTCTCTGATTGGCCATTTCTGGTGAACACATAGGAGGCATGGGTAAGGATATACCCATCGCCTATATCGGGACTATACCTTAATATCTTCCTTATTTCTGCCTTTAGGGGGAACTTCTTTTTACCGCTAGATGTCGGTATGGCTTCTGGCATACTCATGAGGTCTCGCTGGACCATTTCCGAATCTGGTAGATTAACAGGGCCATCTTCTCCAGCTATATGATCTGCTAACCTACACCACATTTGGGCTCTACGATTCATATAAGAATCAGCATCTTGACCAACGGGCTTACTTCCAAATGCGACTGGGGTGACTAGTTGGCGAAATCCTAGTGAGTGGAGCTCGTCGATAACCCCCCCAACCTTCTCCGGTATCTATAAACACTTTATCCGGTTTGTGCTTTCTGCACCAATCAGCTACTTCATGGGCGATCTTTTTAGTGATTTCAGTTTCCGTCTTACTATACTTTAACTCTATATGAGGCCAATAGTGCCGCCCTTGTCTTGGGGCAAGTATGATTCTATCTCCAGTTCTCGCAGGATCTACGCCTAATACTAGAGGCGCATTCTCATCTGTAAGCGTTTCGTTCCGGGCGCGCATAATGGATTGTGGGGTGATGAGAGTTTTTCCAGATGTTTGGAAAGCCTCTTGTAAAAACGCTGGGTATTCCTGCTTGAACATCCATTCGCCATCTTCTCCGAAGGTGACAATCTTGGCTCTGCGCCAATAGATTTGTTCATTTGTTAGTTTGTAAAGGCCTTTGTATTCTGTCTCTTCCTCGGTTAGCTCCATCTTCTTATCGGCAGGGATATCTCTTTGGTACTCTTCCTGCCAATACCAAGGGATGAATATGACCTTATAATCACTCTTTTCGTCTACTGCATCCATACACATGGTATAGAAATCATTGCTCATTCCATTCGCTGTTGACTCCAAGATAACCTCAGTCCCTGGCATGTCTGGCACAGACTGCAAGATACCAGTTTTGATTCCTTGGGTTTTCTCCCAGAAGGCCACTTCAGAGCCGTGGAACAACTGCACAGTTCCACCTCTCCCCACGTTTTCGTTACCTGCTGTACCAACTGCATACTCTGAGCCAATTGATTTGAATTCAAGCTCTCTCCGGTTAGCGATTTTAGTCTCTGGCTTAGCTGATTCAGGAGATAATTCATAATACCTTTCCACCATTCTGAATAGTTTTTTTGTTGTTTCTGATTCATGGGACAGAATGAATACATTCTTACCCCCAAGGCGCGTGGCCTTCCAATAGAATCTCGCGCCAATTAGGGTAGAACACCCTTGTTGTCGCCCTTTTACGATCAATACTCTTACGTATCCGAGCGTTGACAATTGGTCATCTAGTATTTTATTTAGGTATATTTGTGCAGCGTTAAAGACGAATGGCGCAATTGATCCGTTTTTCTCTTTTATCTTAAGGGTACGTTTGGCATAATACTTAAAGTCCGCATCAAGCTTGCGGTGGATTTTATCTAAATCTCTTTGGGTAGGTTT